CACTACGTTTGATGACAGACGAAGAAAAAAAAGAGTACGAAAAAATTAGTCCTATGACAGAAGGGCAAATGTCTATGAAGTGTAGTGGCTATGACGCAGGTGCTAATGGTGTTGGTATCAGATGTCAACCTTTACAAGTCATAGTAAGAAAGCACGTTGAATGGACAGGTAGCCCAGACTTTCAAGCAGAAGCACCGAATAGTTATGAAGAAAAAAGTACTGCGTCAACAGCAGCCGATTTCTAAATACAAGAGTAAATTTGAAAGTCAATTTGCTGACAACTTAACCAAAAAGAAAATTATCTTTACCTATGAAACTCTCAGCATTGACTATGAAATCACTTGCACCTATCGCCCTGACTTTATCCTCAACAATTTTATTGTGGAAACGAAAGGCTACTTCTCGAAAGAAGATAGACGCAAGCATCTTGCAATTAAGGAGAAACGACCCGACCTAGATATAAGGTTCTGCTTTCAAAATAGCAGAACCAAACTATCCAAAGCCAAGAACTCTATCTCTTATGCCAAATGGTGTGAGAGACATGGGTTCCAATACTGCGACAAATTTATTCCTGATGATTGGTATGAAGAGCCAATACAAAAACAAAATAGTTTGCCCTGAGTGCGGTAAAAAAAACTGTGCTGTCTTTGATGATGGACACCACCATTGCTTCACAATGGATTGTGGATACACCTACTACCCAAACAAAAAAGAAAAACCAGTGACCAGTAAGATCATTCCTATATACAAACCAAACCCACAGTTACTTAAGGTAACACCGATTGCTTTACCTAAACGTGGAATCACTAAGGAGACTTCAGAACTATTTGGTTATGGTATGGCAGAGTACAGAAGACAACCAGTACAAGTAGCTACATACAAAGATCAGAAAGGTAATGATGTTGCACAGCACATACGCTTTCAAGATAAGAAGTTTATATGGATAGGAGATATGTCAAAGGTACAGCTATGGGGTCAGCATCTATGGAGACAGCATGGCGGTAATGGTTCTGTCTTTCTAACTGTTTGCGAAGGTGAGATAGATTGCATGAGTGCTAGTCAGATACAAGGTAATAAGTTTCCATGTGTGTCCATACCATCAGGAGTACAGTCAGCAGCCAAGTATTTAGCAGCTAACTACAAATGGCTTGATAGCTTTTGTCGTATCGTTATTTGTTTTGATAATGATGAGGCAGGGAATAAAGCAGCAGAGAAATGTATGGAGGTATTACCAAGAGGTAAGGCAGCTATAGCAAGACTAGATCGTAATGATATAAACGATCATCTCGTATTAGGAGAAGGTGAGCTAGTTAAAGATAGGTTATGGAAAGCTAGACCAGTAAGACCTGACTCTCTTATTAATGCAGCAGACGCTTGGGATTTGTTTACCAAAGAAACAAGTAAACCTGTATCAGACTTTCCATTTCCAAAGCTAAACGAATACACAAGAGGTTTGTTTCCTAGTCAGATCTTTACAGTAGCTAGTGCTAGTGGTGCAGGTAAGTCCACAATATGCAGAGAACTATGTCATCACTTTTTAAAAAGAAAGCTAAAGGTTGGTTACATTGGTTTGGAAGAATCAGTACAAAGAACTCTTCAAGGTCTTGTAGGTATTGACTTGAACATTCCTTTGCACTTAAATGAAGATGGCATAACTAAAGATGATCTGCGGATTGCGTTTGATAACCTCACATCAACACGCAATCTTTTTTTATACAATCATTTTGGTAGTCTTGAGCCTGATGTATTACTAGAACAGATAAGATATTTAGCTACTGTTGATGGAGTAAAGGTAGTCATACTAGATCACATTAGTATAGTTTTGTCAGGCTTAGAGTTAGATAATGAACGCAAAGCAATAGATATAATAATGACCAAGCTTAGAAGTTTGAGTGAAGCAACTGGTATAGCTATTGTATTAGTCAGCCATTTACGCAGACCACAAGGACAATCACATGAATCGGGTAGAGATGTTGATACATCAGACTTGAGAGGTAGCCATAGTCTTCTTCAACTATCAGATGTTGTACTATCTGCATCAAGAAACCAGACAGGAGATGCTAGTGAGAGACAGAGATTACAGTTAAAGGTGTTGAAATCAAGACATACTGGTATGACAGGAGAAGTAGATAAATTATTGTACGACCAGAAGACAGGTCGGCTTGTTGTATATGAGGATTTTATTTAACTATGACTTTACTTATTGATGCTGATTGGTTGATCTACAATTCTTGCTGTGCCTGTGAGCAAGACACAAGATGGAATGATTGGGAACATACTCTTCACTCTGATGAAAGAGACATACTGAATCTGATAGAGAACAGACTAGATGTATATAGAACTATTGCTAGTGGTAAGCATGACATAGTTATGTGCTTTACTTCTTACCCTACATTTAGACATGAGATATTTGCTGAATACAAGATCAACAGGATAGGTAAACGTAAACCACTTGCACTCAAGAGTGTTATCAAAGAAGTAAAAGAAAGATATGAAACTGTTGCTTATGAAAACCTAGAAGGAGATGACGTACTTGGATTGCTTGCTACCAATGGCAGATACAAAGACCCAATAATAGTTTCAGTTGATAAAGATATGAGAACACTACCATGCAAACTTATAGCTGATGATTCGATAGAACATATCACAAACAAGAAAGCAGATAGGCATTGGTTTGAGATGTCGTTAGCTGGTGATGCTGGTGACGGAATACTAGGTATCAAAGGTATGGGTATGGTTACAGCTTCAAAGACTTTAGCTAATACACCTGATACCAAAGAAGCATTATGGTCTAAGGTACAGGAGACATATACAAAGAAAGGTTATACGATTGCTGATGCTATCTTGAACGCAAGACTCACAAGGATATTACGAGAAGGAGATTATGATTACAATACAGGAGAAGTAAAACTTTGGAACCCATAAAGAAAACCCCAAGAGGAACCACACCCTTGAGGTTTTCTTATTAACTAAACAAAAAGGGCAAACATTTCCAAAACCTTTTGCTTAGTTTTGCGTTGCAACAAGGTAACCACTCCTTGCTATCTACAGACTAACATATAATATAAAAATAGCTCTTTAATTTTTGTGTCTTTACCTGTAATTACTGACGAACTTATACAAGCTTTAGATGCTGTGTTTCCTAACAGACATCCAGACCTATCGCTATCAGATCGTGAAGTGTGGTATCGTGCAGGGCAGAGGTCAGTTGTTGATTATCTTATCGAACAGCAATTAAGACAAAAAGAAACTATGTTAACTAATAGAGTATTGGAGAACTAACTATGTGTTTTGGCGGTGGTGGCGGTGGTCAACGTAGAGTTGCAAAATATCAAAGCAAGAATGACGCTGCTGTTGTTACAGGTATGCAGACAGGTGTTGAAAATCCTAAAGATACAAAGAAAGCTTCAGAGCAATTAAAAATACAAAGAGAAAAAGAAGAAGGAAGATATGTAGACCCAAGTATTGCAACAGCAGAAAAATTAACAAGTCCAACAAGAAGTGGAGGTGGCATGACTATGGCTGACAAAGCAGCAAGAAAAGCAAGACAAAACAAAGCTAAATCTTTAGCTCGTGCTAGAATGGGAAAAAAATAATATTTTAAAGCTATGTGTTTTGGAGGAAGACCATCACCCCCACCTGCACCTGCACCCGAACCAGTTGATTCTCCTATAGAAGATACTGCTGATGCAGTTGTTATTGGTAAACAAAAAAAGAAACAGGTTTCCGACTCGAAACTGGCACAAGGCAGAAGAATGGGTACTAAGTCATTACAAATACCATTATTAAATAATAAAGGTGGAGATTTAAATTATCCAACTTAATATGGAATACTCAGCACAAGGCACAACCGCAGCAGGTAGGTATGAAGCACTTGTTAGTAGTAGATCTGTCTACGATAGAGAAGCAAAAGAATCTTCAAAGCTAACGATACCTAGCTTAATACCAGAACAAACAACTGGCACAAGGGCAAGAATAAAAACACCCTTTCAAGCTACTGGTAGTCGTGGTGTAAATAGCTTGTCTAATAAATTATTAATGACTTTGCTACCACCAAGCACAGCATTTTTTAAATTAGAAATAGATGCTCTTGAAATAAGAAAGCAAGGGCAAGAACAAATACAGAGTGAAATAGATGTAGGACTACGAACAATAGAAAATGCTTTGATGAATCAGATAGAAATATCTAATGACAGAGTTGCTATGTTTGAAGCTATCAAACATCTAGTCGTATCAGGTAATGTCTTGTTATATCTAACAGATGCAGGTCTTAAAGTTTATCCATTATCTAAGTTTGTTTGTAAGCGTGATGAAGTAGGTAACGTATTAGAAATATTAACTAAAGAAACAATACACCCACAAGCTTTACCTGCTGCTTTCTTAGAACAGATTAAGAAAAAAGAGAACTATGACGCTAAGACAATGACAGATGATCTTGATATATATACACATATAAAAAGGATTAATGATGATGTCTTTTGGTTTCAAGAATGTAAAGGAGAAAAGATACCAAACACAGATGGTAGGTCAAGAGTAGATGTAACACCTTGGCTACCTCTTAGATTTATTAGGGTTGATGGTGAAGATTATGGTAGAGGTTATGTTGAAGAATATAGAGGAGATTTAATTAGTCTTGAGTCTTTAATGCAAGCAATAATTGAAGGTGCTGCTGCAAGTGCAAAGACTTTATTTTTAGTTAATCCTAATGGTGTCACAAGGGCAGCGACTATAGCTAAAGCTCCCAATGGGGCAGTAAGAGAAGGTACAGCAGCAGATATTTCTGTCATGCAAGTCGGTAAAAGTGCAGACTTCTCTGTTGCTTTTAGTGCAATACAAAGAATAGAAGCAAGACTTGAGTTTGCTTTCTTGATGGCAAGATCAGTTCAACGTGACGCAGAAAGAGTAACAGCAGCAGAGATAAATCTTATGGCACAAGAACTAGAGAATAGTCTCGGTGGTATTTATAGTATCTTGACCCAAGAGTTCCAACTACCGTATCTTAGAAGGCGTATGCACCTGCTAGTAAGACAGGGTAAGGTTCCTAAGTTGCCTGATGAACTGGTCAAACCTAAGATAGTGACAGGACTTCAAGGACTTGGTAGGGGTAATGATAGAAACAAACTAATTGAGTTTATTAGTACCGTAGCTCAAGCTTTAGGACCAGATGTAATGAGACAGTACGTGAATGTAGATGAAGCGGTCAAACGTCTTGCTACCAGTATCGGTATAGATACTGCTAACCTAGTAAAAACACAAGATCAAATTCAAGCAGAACAAGAAGCTGCACAACAGCAGCAGCTTATTCAAAGTCTTGGACCTGCTGCTTTAGGTTCACCATTAGTTGATCCTAAAAAATTAGCTGATGCTTCACAACAATCACCAATAGAGGAATCTCAAGATGCCCAGCAAGAAGCCTAGTAGAAAAAGAGATGATGACGGAAAGTTTGTCTCTGAAAAAGCTATCGTTAGTGAACTAGGTGTTAACGATACACCAGAGCCAAACAAACCAAAAGTGGTCGAAACTAAAAATGGTCGTACAATGACTTATAACTAATCAAAAAAATTATGACTTCATCACAAGTAAATGTTTCAGAGACACCGCCAATGTCTGCTAATGACTTGGAAGGTTTAAAAGATGAGAATGGTTTATATGCTGGCAAGTTTAAAACTGTAGAGGATTTGGTAGGAAGCTACAAAGAACTCGAAGGTAAGCTTGGTGCTATAGATCAAACTAGAGAAGAACCAGAAGGTGTAGCAGAAGAACAGACAGAAGAACAAAAAACAGAAACTAACGATTCTGAATTTAATGCCGAAGAATTTTATGGAGAAGGTCTTGCTTCTGTACTAGAAGAAGTTGGTATTGATGCACAAGATATATCAAATCGTTTTCAAGAGAATGATGAAATTACTGAAGATGATTACAGCAAGCTAAGTGAAGCTGGTTTCTCAAGACAAATTGTTGATACTTATTTAGATGGTCTTCGCAATGCTTCTATGGCAGGTGAAGTAGATGCACAAGGTATTAAAGATTCAGTTGGAGGAGATGAAAGCTATGGTCAAATGGTTTCTTGGGCTATAGAAAATCTACCTGCTGAAGAAGTCCAAGCCTTTAACAAGTTAACTGATACAGGAGATGGACCTGCTATTAAGTTGGCTGTTCAAGGTATCTATTCACAATACAATAACGCTATGGGAGTTGAACCAAATCTTTACTCAGGTCGTGCTTCTACTGGTGGACCTACACCATTTAGATCTACAGCAGAAGTAGTAAATGCTATGTCTGATCCTCGTTGGGAGAAAGATGTATCTTATACAGAAAACGTCAAAGCACGTTTAGCAGGTTCTAACGTATTCGGCAATTAAAGTTAGCTATGAAAAAAGGTCTTTACTACAACATTAACCAAAGAAAAAAGAAAGGCATCAGTCGTTCTAAAAAGAAAAGTACGATTACTGATAAAGCTTATGCAAACATGAAAGCTGGCTTTCCTAAAAAGAAAAAAAGCAGAGACAGTTTAAAGATTGCGTAAAGGTGTTATATTTTAAGTAGCTTACATTTTTTATGTCTAAAGGTGTATCTCTTACTAAGAAGGATAAAGACCCTACAGGGGGTTTGACTCCTTCTGGTCGTAGAAAATACAACCGAGCAACAGGTGGAAACTTGCAAGCTCCTGTTACTAAAAAGACAGGTCTTTCTCCTAGACAAAAAGCAAGAAGAAAATCTTTTTGTGCAAGAATGTCAAAGGTAAAAGGACCATTAAAAAAAGATGGCAAGCTAACTCGCAAAGCTCTTGCATTACGCAAGTGGAATTGTGGGTCAGTATAAATTAACAAAGTAGAAATCTAAATATCCTTGTGCCTGATGCGTCAGATACCACTTGAGAGAAAGGATTGAAACGAAGTTAGTTACTCAAATTTGTAAACATTAATCAAGGAGTTTTCCTATGGCTAACGCCACAGTATCTCGTCTTGGTTTGGTTAATAACACTGGTACAGGCTTTGACGCACTTTTTCTGAAAATTTTTTCAGGGGAGGTTCTAACAAGTTTTGCTAGGAATAACATTTTTAACGAGCAACTTCATTCAGTTCGTACTATCACAAGTGGTAAATCAGCACAGTTCCCAGTTTTAGGCACTGCCACTGCTGCTTATCACACAGTGGGCGAACCTTTGGTAGGAGCTAACCAAATCAAGGCAAATGAAAAGATTATTAACATTGATGATCTTTTAATTGCACAGAGTTTCATTGCTAACATTGATGAACTCAAGAATCATTATGACGTAAGAGCAACTTACGCTGATGAGCTAGGTAAGGCACTTGCCAGAACGTATGACCAGAACGTAGCCAAGCAGATTGCTAATGCTTCTAGAGCTTCTACTACTCTTAGTGGTGGTAATGGTGGTGTTGAATTAACACTTGCTACTGGTAATACAGCTTCATCAGATGTTACTGGTGATGAGATAGCAGGTGCTATCTATGACATTGCACAGACATTTGACGAGCGTGACATTCCTCCTACAGATAGATTCTGTGTATTGCCTCCAGCCGAATACTATAAATTGGCTGAGTCTGCTACAAGAACTGTAGACGTTGACTTCAACCCACAGGGTAATGGTTCGTTTGCTTCTGGTAAGGTACAACAAGTTGCTGGCATCCCAATAATGATGTCAAATAACGTACCTCAAACAAACGTGGCATCTAACCCAAGTGGAGCTAACAACACCTACTCTGGTGATGATAGTAAAACTATTGGTCTTGTTTTCCACAAGTCAGCAGTTGGTACTGTGAAGCTTATGGATATGACAACTGAGATCTCTGGTTCTGACTACGGAATTATGTATCAAGGTACATTAATGGTTGCTAAGTATGCTCTTGGTCATGGAATCCTAAGACCAGAATGTGCAGCTACTATTAAGCTATCTGCTTCTTAATTTCAATTTATAGGGTATCTTATTATTAGATACCCTTTTTTTAT